TTTAACTTTAATATTATTAAATTGATAAAATCTAATAATGAAATCATTAAACATAAATACCCTCACTAGTGAGGGTAAAACTGCTGTAGGAGCACTGCGTGATGAGATAATCATCGCCGGTGAGAAATGTAAGCTTGATCATGCATATGTATCAAGATACAATATGTCAAACGATGAGTTTGATTTATTGCAGAAATGTTTGGAGCCAATGTATGTAAGATTCAATGATAGAGGTAATTTGAAATTATCTTCTCATCCTGTTTTGGCTTCTTTAAATGATTATGCTAATTGGTGTGTATCAAATGCCATCAAATCTGATAAAGATAAAAATCAACTAATTAGCATGAGTATAGGAGATAATGTTAAAAACACCAATGGGGCTGCACATAATTGTCTTCTAGTTGATAACATCCGTGAAACTTATCGCGTTACTAATAATTTGTTACATGAAACTGGACTATCCCGCGATGAGTATTTAAAGAGTATTAAAGATCGTTTCACTAATAGAAACGTTTGTTTGAATGGATCACATAATTGTAAATTTAATGCAGATGTAGCCTATGCAGTCCATTCAACTTATGACATAACACCTATCCAACTAGCACAGATATTTCAAAATCATATGCTAACTAAAATGGTTGTTTATATGTATATACCGTTATGTCTTTATTCTCCAATCTGCAAAGATTGTGATGATATGTATTTTAAGATTCAAGATGATGGAGAAAATTTAATATATTCTATGGGCGACTTTTCTATCCCTTACGTTCATAGTAAGAAAAATTGGGAATTTTGGGCTACATTCACCCAGCTTGATTGTGGCGAATTTAAGATTGTTAAAGAGGTTGTTAGAACACATGGTCCCCTCTTCGTTTTAAATTTAGTAAGAACGCCAAAATCCTATCCAGGTAACATACATTTTACCATTCCATTATCTAAATATACTAGAGACCATGTTCTTGTACCTGATATTGTCGCATATTTGGAAACTGGTTGCATATTAAAACAAAGAGAATTAAAACATTTTCGTGTCCCTCGTCATGTTGTTGAGGGTTTATTATCTTATTCAGTTAGAGCACATGATGAATCATATAAGTTCACTGAAGTTGCAACCTTAGCTAGCGGATTGAAAAGACAGCTTAAAATAGGAGATACTGTTTATTTCGATAAATGGGATGTGAATGCGTCAGATTATAACACCATATTAATATCTATATTTATAATATGTGTAATTAAGAGAACTGAACGTACTACTGAGATTAGTTCAGCATTTAAAGAATTAAAGAAAATCGGACAATATGGTTTTTTTGGTAATTTGACGAAGCGTGTTTTTGATGGCATAGACCGATTTATATCTAGTAGAACTGGAACTATTACGTTACAAGATTATGCGAATGATTCCAATGATATAGATAGCATGTTCAATCCAAAAGTAACATCAAAGAAGAATTATGCTAGCACATTCTTGGATAGATTCGATTTTATGTATCTTAATGATATAAATATATGCAATGTTGTTGATGCTAAATTGCAACCTGAATTGTATGTAAATCACTCTACAGAATTGGATGAGGTTAGTGATACCTTTGACCCCAATTCGTGGCACCCTAAATCTTTTGAAGATAGCCGAGGTAAACCAAATAAGGAAATAGAATACATACATGATGTTAATGATAAGATTAAGGATATTCTTAATCAAATTGATCAACAACAAGAACGTGACAATGCTAAGATTAACAACATCAGTAAAATTGAATCTAAAGATGTTAAATATGATAGCCAAGATGATAATGTGATAATTAAGACCAAACCGGCTATTGACAATATAAATATTAACACAGCGACAAAAGATCAAACTAATATACCTACTGATAAGTTAAGTATTTCCGGCAATACATTGCAGACATTATTCGGGAAATTTAAAAATACTAGTGACGAAGCATCTATTAAAAATTCAATAACTAGATTGCAAACACCATCTAAATTTAAGGTCGGACATTGTGCAATGCAGGCATTTTATAAAGCTTTCTTTCCTGCTTATCGAAAACCAAGAGAATCTGATTTTATTAGAATTTGTTATAATTTATTAATAGATGGTGGTGAAAATCCCGTAGAAGTAACAGATTACATATTTAATGGAATTTGGCAAAATAATGACTGTTCTAACCATGTGTTGGAACACTTAGCCATTAAATATGATGTTAAAATTGCTATAACAATTAAAAATTCTACAACCAATCGTGATTCTTTAATGATAATTAATGATAATGCTAAAAATGAAATTGCACTACAATTTGAACATCAACATTTTTCATTGAAAGGCGGCTCACGACATAAATTTCCAGCTCTTATTGAGTTTATTAACAACAATGCATTGGTTGCCGAAGATTATAATAAGAATGACAATAGACCTAAGGCCATAATTGAGTTGTCTGCCGCTCCCGGTTTTCTTTTAGAACAATTAGCTCTTCATTTTTCTAATAATAATGTTAAAATTATAGGCATGCATTACACCAAAGGTATACCGCTTAAAAAGAAAACTGATCATCTGTCGTATGAGATCATTGGATATGATTCTTTTAGATCATTATTTGAACAACTTAAAGTACTAGCACGTAAATACAACATTGTATTAATGATATCCGACGCCGCTAAAAGCGTTGGTTCCGAATTGATCGTTGATGAAATGGTCGACAATGTTGCCAAATTATATTCTAGTACTTTTTCACCGATTTTCTTATGCAAGACTTTTGGTAACCCGGTTAGATTATGGGAATTCGCTGTAAATTTTGAGAAAATAGATAGATTTACACAACAATCATCAACAGAGATTTACTATCTATTGTCTAAATATTCATCAACAAAACAACACGATATTTATGATTTATATGATCGATATAAACAAGAAGAGACTATTCATAAATATAAATTTGATGAGAAACGTCTATCCAAGTTTGCTAATGCTTTCTTTAAGAACTTTGAAAGTGTTTATCCTGGATACAAAAAAATTAGCATCTAATATTAAAAACTCATTTACATGTATAACTGGCTTTGCATCTGCTAGTAAAACCACGAAAACTGTCAACAAATTTAAAGAGTTAGAATTGAATAGTGGAATCAATTTCGTTTTTGTTTCACCTACTAAAGAGTTAGCAAATCACCATACTAGGCTTGGCATACAATCATATACCATGCATAATATTTTTAGCATTAATAAAGATCCACATTTTATTATAATAGATGAATTGTCTCAATTTTGTGTAGAATATGTAGCCTTAATTCAATTAAGATTCCCATCATCTTCAATTTATGCTATAGGTGATGTTGAACAAACTCCATCTATGATGGTTGAGGGTTGTACCACATTTAAGGAATTGGGTGTTATTAATAATCTTTGGGATGTCTATAAAATACCTCAGGATATAACTAAATTGTTAAATAACAAACATAAATTCTATATGCGTTCGCATTCTGATGTAGAACAAGGATTAAAGTTTTGTAGAACACCTTTAGATGATATTTATAAGAACAATCCAAAACAAAAATTTATCTGTTTTAACAACTCAACATGTCTAAATTTGCGTGCCAAGAAATTAAATGCTTCGACTATAACAACATATACTGGTAGTCGTGATCATACTGTCTTTTTTGTTGTTGATGGAGCCGCTGTTTCGTCGCAACTATTAAATAAACCTGCTTATATATACACAGCTATGACACGTGCAACACATCAATTGGTTTTATATGGAGAAGACTCCCAAATTATTAAGCAATATTATCATATCATAGGTACTGGAATCACTGCACTACAAGAGATTAATGGTGCTTTATTGTTAAGTGATAGGAAAGGCGAAGTTCAGCAATTATCTGAGATATCTGATGTTTCTAGTGTTGTTGCTGGTATTATCCCTTCTAGTGACATTGTTACTACAAATGTTTCATCTGATGTTGCTTCAACATTTATAGATGATGTCGTAAAACCGGTCAACAATCCAGGTGGTTTTTTAAATATACAAAAGACTGATGTACCTACTTTAGAAAGTGGAGGATTTTCTACTACAATAGACGCCATAATGGAAGGTCCCAAGCCAACTAAGGTTTATATGATATCTGAGCACAATAATTTTGTAAAACAACAATTGAGTTCATCAACTTTACAAACAATTCAAACAATGGTTAAAAGGTATGGTAAGAAAAATAAAATTATCAACAATCAACAAGCTAGGATAATGAAGACTGATCTTGTTAATGGATTATTAAAATCAATTAAAAGCAGTGGGTTCACGAGTCTATTAAATCGATTGAAACAAAATTCATATAAATTGAATGACCATACAGCTGACTATTTGATCGGCCTTCAAAAGAAAATAGGTAACAATCCTTCCATCATCGATGATATAAATGATGAATTTGATCCTTTTAGATCTGCTTTGTCTTTTTTTAATAAGAGACAAACTAAATGGGTTCCAGAAGATGGTTACGATATGAGTGATAAGGTCGGTCAGGGGGTTGCTGCTATGGAAAAGAAGATGAATGTTATTTTTTCGTGTTATGCGCGATATATATTAACTGAGATTCGTGAAATTGCAAAAGAGAATGGTGCTAAACTTATTTTAGCCACACACGATGATGAATCTATAATATCCGATGAATATATGAAATTACGTAGCGTGTGCGCCGATGATAAGCAATGGGTATGTAATGATTTTTCTGAGTGGGATTCTACTTTCCGTTCACCTTTTGTTAATATGATGTCTGATTTAATCTTAGCTTGTGGTTGTCCTAAAATGATAGTTGACATATTTGTTGGCTTGAGAATTAAATGGGTTATGAGATTCAATAAAAACGGAGAAAAGACCAAATTGTATGGTAATGAGAAACAATTTTCGGGAAATCCTTTCACTATATGTGAAAACACTATTTGTAATATGGCCTTAACTAACGCATTGTTAGATATTAAAGATGAACAAATGGCTCTGTTTAAAGGCGATGACTCTGCAATTTATTGTGGTGGTGCTAGTGTTTCTCCTCGTGGTATGCAGATTTTACAACTAACTGGTCATATTATGAAATTACATACTTGGCCTGTTGGTGAGTTTGCTGGATGGGTTCTAACTGATAAAGGCATCTTTCCTGATGTTGTAAGGTATGCTAGTAAATTTTTAGGTAATCGTTATCGAGACGTAAAACATTTTGAAGAATATAAGACTAGTCTTTGGACCCGTTTATCATCTGTTAAGAATCAACAACAAGCCATAGCTGGTTCTTTCGCTTTAACCTATTTTTATCCACAATTAAATGTTGATGCTATTTATTCGCTCTTTTCATTTATCAAAAATAGTAATAAAATACAATTTGCTGACTTATTCGAAACGAATCAAGAACCTTTAATGAGTCAATACTAGATCTTCTACCTACACTAGTTTTATCATATTTTTAATTTTAATTCATTTAAAATTAAATTAATTTTTATTTTATTTTATTTTATTTTATTTTATTTTATTTTA